TCTTTGCCGGATTGCATGTGCCCAGCATTTTCGGTATAAGATCAAATTCATTTAATTTATACCTTATCCTGGATTTAACAATTTGCCATGCCTTGTAAACTACCTGGTTGCATTCATCCACTACCGCGCCCGTTATCTCCAACGAACCTAAAGCATCAAAATTAGGGTCTGATGGGTATAGGAATAAATCTTTAAGTAAAATATCACTTCCATTTTTCCAATGAATAACGTTCTCCTGTGCATTAAACTTGAATTGATCTGATATTTTCAGGATAGATGACAATTCAAAAAATGTGTTTAAGGTTGTTTCCTTTAGTGTTTTAAGCTTTGACCTACCCATTAACCAGCGACTACCTTTGTATTTCTGGCATTGCTCAATTAGGTACAGGCAATCTAAAGCAGACTTACCGCCTCCCGCGGCACCTCCATACAGCACTTCTTCTGTAACTTTATCCTTAAGGTAATAAACCGCGTGGCTTTGTTTAAGAAGTAGCTTCATTTGGATTTACTCCCTCGCCTAAATTTATTATGGTTGTTGATTGTGGTTTAGATTGCTCGTTATCTTTCTCAAATAGACCTAAATGTTTACCTAAAGCCTCTAATGCACGCAATTTATCATACATTTTAATCTTACGATTTGTTCCAAGCTTTTCACCTTCCCTGGTAAATTCATCAAAAGATTCTATACCAGATATGGCCGCAGCCGTATCATCATCAAGATCATCAATGCTTCTTAAACCACCATCAATAGTTAAAACGTTACGAACATCAGAGAATGCAATCTTACGATATTCGTCAATAACACGGTCTTTATTTACCCCGTGTTTTATACTGTATTCTTCCCTAAGTTTTTGTAAATATTCCTGTATTTCGTCTTCATCCAGTATTTGACTGGCCTGCGACCTTGCAGATAACTCAGAATAACCTGCATATATAGCTGATTGATAGCCGTTTAATGTTTCAAAATACCTATCACAAAATCTCTTTCTCTGTTCGGTCATGTTTAGTATTGTTTACCCACGTTTAAATATTTTATTTGTTTCAGCTTTGCAAAAATATGATATTTCATTTAGACATAAATAATCAAATAAAGTGTCAGTGTCAGGATAAAAACAATATTTACGCCACCTTCCGAAGAAACATATTTTTCCTAATTTAGTTTTATTTGAATATACATAAAATATTTCAGTTTTTCCACTTACACTTTTACCTACTTTCCTGAATTCAAGCATATACCCAAAGCTAGTCATTTATCCCAAATATACAATTAATTATTTTAACAGTTTCCTCGAACGACCTGCAAACGTGTACAGGGACACCATTCGATTCCCATATCTCATGTATTTTAATCTGCTCCGGCCTTACCCTTCCTATATCGGTTTTAAGCTCTATGCCGTAACATCTGCCCTGACGCAATACTAACAGATCAGGAATGCCTGCGACTACACCAGAAGCCTTTAATTGCGTGGATTCTATTTTTGATCTCTTTCCTCCATTTGGCACGTGAAATATTAATCCCCTTGTTTCTGGATGGTTGTTATGGAAGTGCTGGAATATTTTAGCTTGTATTTGAATTTCTGACGTCATTTTAAATGGTTTTAAGTGTAAAAATTACAAAGTTGGGTATGAAAATTACAAAGTTTAGGGTAAAAATTACAAACATTTGCCAAAAAATTACAAAGTTGAAAATGCTAAGTTGTTGTTAATTAGTATAATTAGCTTAAAAATTACAAACATTACAAACATTTTATATATTTTACGTGTGTGATGTAAAATAGGTATATATATAAGGTTTAACTTTGTAATTTTTGTAATTTTAGACTTAACCGTTTGATAATGTGTTTTTTAACTTTTCAAACTTTGTAATTTATTTGTAATTACTTTGTAATTTCGGCATCAATGTTTGTAATTTTCTTAGTGAACTGGTAGTGGCGAATAGACTGGTAAACGTAATCTTTGCATTCGTAACCATTGTATTCAGAGAAAGCAATAACCCATTTACTAAATAATTGCTTACTGAAATATTTTTGGGTAAGGTACTCATCAAACTGATTAACAAAATTATTATAAAGCGTAGCCCTGGGTATCGTAACGAATTCAAAATCCTTCATGAAATCTATGAAATCTATATTTGTTGCAGCTATTAATCGTTTTTCAGGCAAGTTTATAAGCTCTTGATGTACAAGTCCGTTCCTTAAATAAAATTGGCAGCATTCAATTATAAACGCGTCAAACAAATAAAACTCATTAGCGTCCCAATCAGTGAACATCATCTTTTTAAATTCATCAAAAGGCGTTCTACTACGGTTATAGTACTGGCTTATTTCTAATTCGTGTCTACGCCTAAAATGGCTATTACCTGCGCCCTTTATGGCGTAATTCGTAGTTATAACTACTTTTGGAGTATCATGAAAACTATAATGTATAGCCTGCATTCCTTTCTTTTCTACATTTATACCATCGGTAAGTACAGAAAATAGCCGCTCGAAATCAAAAGACTTATTAACATCCTGAAATGACAACAACTTAGTGTCAGGATTTACAGATTGGTACACAAAATTCTTATCAAAATTGAATGTCTTGCCCTCTATTGTAACAGTTGTTATAAATTGCTCTATTGCCTTTATCAATATGCCTTTCCCTGTTCCGCCCTCCGGGTTGTTAGATATAACCTCATCATTCAGAATAATCGCCGGGCAATATGCCGGGTTTTTGTAATTATGCACCAAAAACCCTAATACACTGCAAATTGATTTATATCTTTCAGGGTCTTGATTACTGATATTATACACGAACTTTTTAAAATCACTATCAGTTAAATCTTCAGGTTCATTGTAATTTCGGCTAAGTATTTGACTTTCCCAAATATAACCATCCAAATCAGAGTATTTATGAGTAGTTATTTTTCCTTCTGTAACTTTAACTATGCAGTTCTGGTAATACAATTGCATAGCGTTTTTACGGTCTTTACGGAACTCAATTTTCTTTTCCGGTAAAGTCTCTATAAACTCGTATGATGTTGCTTTAGCGATATTCTTTAGAAAGAATTGATGCATGTGCCTGGATTCTTTAGAATCTACTATAAAGTTTATAATTTCATCTTTTAACTCTTTAGTATCTACTACGCGTACAATGTTGTCTATTATTCTGATAGGAGAATATTTACCATCCCCATCACTATAGACAAAATAACCGCGTTCAACAAAAAATGCTGTTAAGTTAACGAAATCTATTTCCCATTTACCCTGCCCGTTTGTTGAATATAAATCAAAGTGATTGTATTTTTTTTCTGCTGCTATGTGAGCAATTGACATTTTTGCGCTCATATGAATTTAGCTGATAAGTGAACTGCCATATTTGGTGATATTGTTTGACTTGATTGTGTGTGTAATTTCTTTATTGCCGACTCCATGACTTTACGCTGTTCGTATAAATCTAATGGCTTCGTCTTGACTTTTTCGGCTATTGATATTATAGTTTTTTCCATCGTTATCGGGCTATTTTTTGGTACAATTAAAGTGTCTGGTACAAGTTGTAAAGCTATAACCATATCCGAATAAACTACCTCACGCGGAAATAAATGGCCGCAAAATTCACAAATCGTACAAGACATATAAATCATACAGCCACATTTAGGATTTGGACATTCTTTCATTGGAGCTACCCCGGCACCAGGCTTATCTGGAAAATGAAATATACTATGCCAGTCATGCCTATGCTGAAAATAACCATGCTGCGCAACATTACCAACCTGATCAATAATATTAAAATACTCTTTTCCGGGATAAGGACGTGAACCCCTGCCAATCATCTGAAGCCATAGGGCTAATGAAGTAGTAAGGCGATTTGGTATTACGTTTATAATACTTGGCTCATCAAACCCGGTTGTAGTCATGTCTACAGATTGCAATATAGCATTAGGGGTTTCTTTAAACCACTCGTAAATTTCATCTATTTGGCCCTGTTTCATAGATCCGTCTAGGTGTCTGGATTCGTAGCCATGAGATACAAAGCATTCGTTAACCTTTAGGCTATGTTCGATTAATGTATTGAACACAACCGTTTTAAGGTTCTCACCTATCCTTACGTAATTAGCCAAAACCCCATCAACTAATTTGGTTTTACTTAATTGGTCGGACATTGATTTTAAATTGTAATCCCCCGCTGTTTTCTTAAGCGCCTTTTTATCGAGCAGATTTTCAGGACAATGGTGATGAGCTTTTACAAGTCCCTGTGTTGGATCTCTTTGATGTATTTCAATTAATTCACGAGTAGAAATTCCAACAACTATTTGCTCATAATCAGCTTTCATAGGATGTTTTTTACTTGCCCCGATAGGTGTAGCCGTAAATCCCAAAATAACCGAGTCACGGAAATGTTCAAATACTTTTTTCATTTCACCACGATGCGCTTCATCGATAATAATCAAATTTGTATTTAAATAATTACCTTTTTTTAGCTGATTAACAAACCCTAAAACCATATGCACAGGCACGTGACCAGCTCCGAATTTTTCCAGCTTGGCTGCTGCTTGATTAAGTAAATTTTCCCTGTGTACTAAAATACGGCAGACATGATCTGGATTTGCCTTTAAGTACCTCGATAATAGATAAGCGAACTCAACGGTTTTACCACCTCCTGTTCCTAGTTGAACGCAAATACGTTTATGCCCTTTTGATATAAGCCGTACAATTGCATTTACCTGATCTTTTTGGTAATCTCTTGGTGTCATAAAATAAAAAAAGCCGTGACTGTGAGAAGTTTAGCCACGGCAATTTGAAATTAGTGTTTAACACGCATCCTGCTTCTCACTTCAAAATGCATGCCCTCGAATAATAAGAAACAAATATACTACAAATTATCTAAAATGTAATCACACAAATCGTATCCTTTTGGTTTTGATTGTATCATTTTCATAGACCATTGACCTGGTATTAGTTCCTGTAATTGGTTCATTTTTTCAAGCCAACGTTCTTCCGCGCCAACATCAGGATATAATACAATTTTACGACCTTTTAGTACATGGCACCTTTTGTAGGTTAGGTTTGTCAGGCTTCCTGATGCAAGCCATATAAAGCCAGGGTATTTTATGGATGCCACAATTGCGGTCTTTTCTGATTCAACTATGCAGACTGTTTTATCCAGGAAACGGTTTAATAAATGCTCTCCGTATAAGCACGTATCAAAATTAAAATTAGGTAAACGCAAAACTTTATGCACCCATGTTATTAAAGGCTTAGGCTCCTTTACCCGCTTACCTGTTTCCGGGTTATATTGCATGATCTTACCGGACCTAACATTCCAGTTTATATCAATATACCAAAATATAACTGCTCCCGGCCAATGTTTTGATGTACTTATATGGTGCTGTAAATCATGTAAAGGATAAATTGAATAAAGCCATTGACGGAAATTATTTGATCTACTCCCTTTAAGTAAAGCACCTCTAAATATATCTTCTGGCAAATAGTCTGTTGGCGGTTCAATATATTCTTTGGTTACAAATCCAGGGTCTAAGGTTATATTTTGCGTGTCAGCTATCCATTTAATTGCCTCGTTCTTGGATTTACCAGTATGGCTAATAACAAAATCAATAACATCCCCACTTTTACCGCACCCAAAGCACTTAAATATATTTTTGGATGCGGATACCGTAAATGATTTTGAACGCTCGTTATGGAACGGGCACGATGCAGTATAATTTGCACCATCACGTTTTAATTCTACAAAATGCCCAATCACTTTAACGATGTCAGAATTTTGCTTTATGGATTTAATTTCTGCGATTGTCATAATTTACCTGTTTTAAGTGCGTAAGCCAAATCAATATAATATTGTGGCGGACAAAATCCGTTATTAGTGTCAATTAAACAAACCGCATGATGCGCATCATAGGCGTAAGAATGTCCTAAATGATGCACTGGCATTGAGTTTAAGCAATTCGTTCTATGCGGCTCCGGTAATTTTTGGAAGTGTTGGCGTATGGTTAGGGTGTATTTCATGACTTACGTTCCATGTATTGGCGGTATTCGTGTAGCAATTCATGAACGTCTATACATTCATCCTGATTCTCTTTGTCATAGTAGAATTGCTTAAGGTTGTTCTGCTCGCAAAACTCCTTCTCGTGTTTTAATTCGTATTTTTGTTCTGGCATTTTAAAATAGTTTAGTTTGTGATAAAATCATTTGAACCCTTTTATTTGCATCATTAAATCTTTCTTCATCAATTTCATGCCCTATAAATCTTCTGTTTAAATTACTACAGGCTATTGCGCATGATCCAGAACCAAAGAAATTATCTAAAACTAAGTCTCCCTGCAATGAAGACTTTTCTATGAGTAGCTGTATTAACGGAACTGGTTTCTCTGTCGGATGGTTTTCGTTTCCAGTTTTAGGGCATCGGATAACATTTGATAGGCGTTTACCATTAAGCAATTTTCTTCCCTTTGTTAAAAATAATATCAATTCGTATTGGGGAGCGTAGTCGCCAAATAGGTCTCCCTGTCCGGCATTATTTTTAAACCAAATTAAAATGTTTTTAAGCTGAAAACCTGCATTAGATGCCTGAATTTTAAATACATCAATATTATGCCAGCTGCAGAAAACATACGCGTGAGAGTTATCCTTTAGTAACCTAAATTGATCTTTAAACCATTCAGGAAGCCATAGTAAATTATCATCATTTGCAATTGGCCTATGTTTTATCTTTCTTATGTTTGAAACAAAACTCATTCCATAAGGAGGGTCTGTAACAATAAGGTCTATTGATTCGTCGGCTATTTCTTTGTTTAGTTCAAAGCAGCTCCCTTTTATTAATTGTATATTGTCCATTATGATGCTAAATAAACTACTATTTCTAAATTATTATTCCTGTTAAATATCCAGCCATCATCACGTTTAACCCGCAGTGGATTGGTGAATATGACCGTGTAAATGGTGTCGTAACATTTATGCCTGAACTGTTGGCCGTAATTAAGCCTACCCATTTTTGTTGGCGTTCCGGTGTCGATTCGGATAGGTAGAGCCATTACACTCTCGATTTTAAAGTTAAATTTTCTGTTGGTTTCTTGAAGTAACGACTAATTACCGCCGCTGCTTTTGGATAACTTAAACCACTGGCCTCTGCTGCTTCCCGTACGGACATTTTAAGGCCAACGTAGCACTCTATAGCCTTAACTGATATTAACAGCATGCTCTTATCTTTCTCTCGCTGTATGCCATTAATACGGGCTATTCTGTGTATAGTACTAACCGCAAAGCCTAGCATTGTAGCTATTTCCTGAATTGTTAGCGTGTTGTAATTAGCCCGGATAGTTTCTATGTCGGATTTTGATACTCTAGGTGGGTTCATTACTTCGTCCTTTTAATTGTTAATACCATACCGCCTAAGCAGCTTTGCCATTCTCCCTTACCAAGCCTTTTAAGCCTGGATTTAATGTTTTGTACGGTGTCGTACTTGTCGTATGGAAACGGACGCTTTTCGCCTACCTCCATTGCTAATAGTTCTTTTGTCATGCACAATGATACGGAAAATTGACTAACCAACCAAATTATTTAATGTAACATTTCTGTAACAATAAAAAGCCGGGACATAACCCCGGCCAGTTTGATACAATAAGATTTAAATTAAATTTTTACACTTCCCTATTCTGAACCCGGAAAGTTTGGGGTTTTACCATTGGCGATTAGCCATTAATTTTTCTACAAACGCGTCCCTAATAATTACGGCTTCATCAATCCTAATTTTCATTAAATCAATCCTTTCCTGATCTCTGGGGACTATAATTTCATGTGAAGCTATATCACCGTTAAAAATAGCATAGTTTAAGAAGTACGCCTGTTTAGTTCCTGTTACCCACATTTGATGTTGCATTTGATCAATGTAACATTGATCAATTATTCCATCTGCTATAAGACGGAATAGTTTACCGGGCTTGGGGCATTTGATTTCAAGAACTGAATTATCAGAAACTAATCCATCGGGACTACCGCCTGTATTCTGATTTAACGCAAAGAAACCACATTCAGTAACTTCTAAGAATTGTAATGATTTTTGCCATTTAAAAAACTCAAATGCTAAAGGCTCCGTTTCAATACCATGCTGCATATCAAATGAGGTAAAACCTTCATCTTCATTTTGGCCAAAAACAATGTCACAAGCCATATCGAATGCGTATGTTTCGCCCGTTTTACCAAGTCCTTTTATACCCATTAAATCGTTTATACGGGAGCTTGTGAACTTGCCGTATCTTTGTTGTCTCCACTCCGGACTACGCTGTTGTATTATCTGTGACATATTTTAAATAAGCTTGTTTTACTTCTTCTGTTAACTGGTATGCTTTTTCAATGGCTTCAACGGTTGCTTTTGCTGCATGCGCTTTTTCAAAATTAGCTTCTGAAAATACCGGCTTTACTTTTTCTGCTGGGGGTACTGGATTTATCCTAATGCCGTCCTGAATTTTACCGAAAGCTTTAATATCTCTCAATACGTAGAACTCAATTCTTATGCCGCCCCAATTTCCAATGTTCCAGCAATCTATTTCGTTAAAACCTCTTTTACGGGCAAATGAAGATATAATTTTACGGTTAGTTGAATTGAGAACCATATCTTTTATGTCCTCTACAAATGAGCAAAAATAACCGTCTGTCTTTTCCCCCGATACATCAACCTTAGTATCATACCAAGCTTCTTTTATGGTAAAAATTAAAGGACGACCCTCTATTGACATTGCATCTAAATCCGCAGCAGCTAAGTGCGTTGATTTCCTGTATTTCCTACAGTCTATATTTGTTTCTTTTGGCATTACAATAATGTTTTAGAATCCTGAATAATAATTTTTTTAACCAATGCCATAGCTTCATCAACCCGAAGCTTCATAGCCTTACCTTGATCACTTTGCAAATCTGGAAACTCTAAACGTAAAGCCTCGAATTTAGCAAAGTAGGCTTTCACCTTTTCTTTGTCCGGAGCAAGTAAAGCAGCTTTCTCTTTGGCTATTTTTTCGGCTTCTTCTGCTTCAATTCTGGCTTTATCCTGCTCAATAGATAACTGTTCGGCTTCTTGTTTGGCTTTTAGTTCATTTGCTATACGGATGTTTTCGGCTTGAATTGCCGCTAATTTATCGGACTCAATCTTTGCTAACCTGGCAGCTTCCTGATCTTTTTTATCCTGCTCAATTTTAGCCATCCTATTTGCTTCCGCTTGCTTTTCCTGCTCCGCTTTCAGTTTTTCATTCTCTAACCGGATTCGCTCGTTTTCTTCTGCTTGTTTCCGTTCAGCCTCCAATCGCTCTGACTCTGCTTTTTTTTCTGCCTTAATTCGGGCCAATTCAGCAGCTTTTTCTTGCTCAATTTTTGTGTTAAAAGCTAGCTTTTCATTCTCTAAATACTTAGCAAATGATTCTTCATCCATAGCCCGTAAGTCAACAAACTGGTTAATTTCTCCGTACGGCTCAAGTAATGCAACTCGTTCCGTATACAGCACTTCTTTTTTAGCGGCTTCAATACGCTCCTGATGTTTTTCTACTGCTGTAAATTCCGCCTCTGTTAACAGGCATGTGTTTTTTACAACGTTAAAAAGATCCTGTATTAAATTCCCTTCCACCAAAATGATAGCCTTTAAATCATCTTTGATTGTTTCGGCGCCAGTTCTGATTTTAACCATTTTTAAACGAGCTTCACGAGCCTTTTTACTGTCCTCTGCTGTTGGACTAACTTTATCCAAATCAGATAGCACAGCAGCCAATTCGTGGTACTGATTCATTGATGGAGCAAACGCAACCGCATGTTGTTGTGCTTTTGATAATTCGATTTTACTTTTTGAAACAACCTCTGTAAATTCTGGTTGCTCGATTACTGATAATTCTTGTGTTTTAACTTTTGCCATTTTATTTTTTTAAAAAAACCCGCTTCAAATTTCCCAGGCACTACACTGGTTATTATTCACGGGCATTGAAATTAGGTTAACAAGGTAGTGCGCTTGTTTGTGGTGCAATTTAGGTATTCTTTTCCTGCCTGAATGTAACATTGTAGTGATGCAATATATCTTCTAAATCTGATGGGTAAAGTACCGTTTGTACATCATTCAAACGCATAATTGTTATGGTATCCTGTCTTATTATTACTGTTTTTCCTCCCCACAATGATTTGGTTATTTCTACAGGCTTATTCTGTTCATCTATCCATTTAAGGGCGGCTTCTTTTGAATGGAAAGCTTTGGATTTATCTATAGACTCACGTTCCATGCATGTATATGTAACATCGGCCTGTAATTGGAATGGATCTTCTAAGTACCATTCCCCTCTATTTTGACCACCTAGATATTTTCGGTACACTGGCGTAATAAAATCACCAACATAAAGCGGTACGCCGTCCTCTGACTTCATGACGAATACCGGAACAGGAATATTGCATTCGGCAGCGAAATCTGAGAAGGGAACTATTTTATAGCCAGCCCCATTAAATGAATGCTGAAATTTGTCATGATACTTTATTGCATTTGGTAGCGGAAAATAAACACCCCTTCTGTTTACAGCATCAACTCCCGATGACCACACCCACCCCTTACCCTTGTAATGCCCCATGAGCAATTTAAACTCCCTTTCATTATTCACCTGAATAGCAACCTTACCATCAAGCAACCCGGTTTTTTCGGGTTCGGCTGGTATTATTTCCCCCCATTTTTCTACTGACGCTCTATATATACAAAAACCAGTAGGTGATTCTGCCACTGAATCACACCCATCAATAAAAAACTTACCCGTACTAACGGCAGTTTCATTTGGACTCAATACACTGTGGTATTTTGTCCCCGCAGGATAATCCCGCATTGCTTTTTCTAATAGTTGGTACTTTTTCATCTTTTCTAAAACCAAATTGTTTTCACTGTTAAAATTAATAGGCAAATTAAAACCACTACCGCCCATATAAGGACGATATTTAACGGCTGGCTGCCCGGCTTATCCTCGTGCATGTATAAGCCTTTAAGGTGTTTGTTTTTCATCCTGCAAAGTGTTAATGTCAATAGCTAAACCGGCGTCTATGAGTCCGAAAATATCGTAAAGATTCGATAGTAAATAAACCATGTGCCCGTATGGAATATCATTGACTACATACTCGCGGCCGTACAGTTCGACTAATCCAGCAAACTCATAAGTTAAATAATCTATATAGCACGCAAAACCTGCATCTTCGAGAATATCTCGGGTCAAATCACTTAAAGGCCGTAGGATTGGTTTGCACCTATCCAATGTCATACAATCGTTAACACCTATAGGTGAACCAACTAAATGTTTTATAGTTCCCAAAGTATCAACTTCGGTTGTATTTTTTTCACCCCAAGAACACCATTGGTATTTCAACCCATAAGGCAAGTAAGGGGCAATATGTTTTAATTCTAATTTCATCCCTAAACCTCCCCGTTAGCTAACATGAAATCCTGAACGTCTTTGAGAACTAGGTACTCCGCCCATGCTTTATCCTCAATTCGCTTTGCTTCTGACCAATCCCAATTCGTAGCATCGTTCTTCTTTGTCTCCCTTGATAGTTCAACTGCGGTTAATAAGGTATTTATCCGCGCTGTTATGTAATCGTATGTCTTACTCATCTTATTTCTGAATTACGTTATAAAAATAATATTCTGCACACTTATCGAAATTGTCGTCGAAATAAGTGTTAATGTCAACCGCTGGAATTTCCGCACCAGAATGGTCTTTCTTGTTCAGGCCTGCAGATTCGCAGTATTCCTTGATCTCTTTAACGGTTGCGCTAAATGTTCCGGCCGTAGTTTCAAATCCTACCTGACCTTTGTATTCCCACCAAGTTTCCTCTAGTTGCATTTGTTCTGAATATAGAAGTTAACAACCCATCCAATTAAGATTACACATGCTGCCGCAAATACATATACTATTGTTTCCATTTTTCAAATGCCGTTTATTATCGACAGGACAAAGGTGATGAATGTATTTGACAGTTGCAAATTTATTTTAATAAAAATATTAATTAAATATTTTGTTAGGTTCTTATGTAAATAATATCTATGTTTGTGGCATGAGTTTAACACAGGCAAAACAAAAAGTAAAAGACAGGCGTGATTACGTATACAAGGCATACGTTAACAAGCCTGCAGATTTAGCGGTAACAACTTTGGTTAATACGCTATCAAAAAAATACAAAGTTTCAACAGTTACCATATTTGGCGACATAAAAAAAATGAAGGGGTAAGTTATGAAACATCTATTATTGCTACTCCCCTTCCTAACCGCAGCGTATTGGCTGTTTAATTATATTAATGTATAACCCACCTAAACAATAAGCAATGAAAACAATTAAACTAGGAGATGTAATGCCAGACCCCTGTAAGAAATGCGGGTTAAAATATGGGTACCAAGTGACGGATAATGTCCGAGGAGGATATACCATTATGTATACCGGAGATGGAGATGTAGATGGTGGTGCCTATACTGATTCTATGTACACATCCAAATTTGGTACCAGAGCATATTGCTCTAACTGTGGAAATGATTTAAAGCTTAAAGTTGACCGGACATGACCGATTTCAAAACAATAGAACCAAAGCCAGGGGTTAAGCTGTTGGCAGTTAAGGTGCCGGAGAATAGCCGAAACTTTGGCACCGACAATTCATATCAGACCAGAACCAGAATAATGTATTGGGACACTCTGAATGAATGGAACTCATCTTTCTTTGTTGAGGGCAAACACACCTTATTAGGTATATCCACTGAACTAACAGAAGAGCAGTGCTTGGAAATTATGCCTGAATTTGAATGTCCAAATCAATGGTGTGAAAACGGATACATTGATCAAGGCTATAACCAAAAGTGGCGCTGTGACTATTGCCAACAAGAGGAAGACGATGAATCTGGATATAGGGACAGGTTAGCCACCCTAATGCAGTCAGAGGGGTTGACAAACGGCAAATATTTAATTTTAAAAATAGTAGAGTAATGGAAGAACATAAATTAAGAATACCTAAAAACTACGAGGTAGATGTTGAGAAATTAAAGACATTTGAAGATGTATTATCTATTCTGTCCTGCTTCAAAATATATGTGTCGGATTCAGAACCAAACTTCGAAAAAGTAAAACCATTTTTAAAGGAGGCATAACCATGAGCAAAGAACAGAACAAAAGCGCAGCTACTAAAGAATGTAGAGTTGTAAAAATACTATCTAATAGAGATCAAAATTCTTACGTATTAAATAACAATACAGAAGCATGGGAATGTGATTGGAGTCACCCCGCATATTATCATGTTGATCCAACAGACAAACAACATATTATTACTAAAGACACGTTTAAACCAAATCCAAAGTTTTGCTGGAAGATATTAGCCTCAACCGATACAAAACTGGGATTACCCCTTATTCCGAATGACTACCAAAAAGATACGCTGACGATTGTCTACGAACCCATAAAATGGGATATGAATACTAATCCCTCTTTAGTTGGGCAACTAGCCATCAAAGTCGATCATGAAAATTTAGTTGTTAGTCATACTCCGCAATCCAGCCTATTCTCATTGGAAGCAGAGAATAAGGCGCTTAGGGAGGCTCTGACTATAATCGCTAATCCGCTTAAATTTCTTCAAGAAAGGGCAAGGTATGAGAATTACACGTTAAACGGCGTAAATGCGTCAAAAATAGCCAACAGTGCCGAATATTTAAAATCAATAGCAGAACAAGCACTTAAACAGAAACCATGAGAAAATTAACAAAAGCTCAAGCTCATATAGTTTCTCTTTTGATAGATGATCCCGATTTGATCATTATGCCAACTTCATATGGAGCGCATCAAGCAAGCATGATAGACCCTACAGGTAAACACAATGAGTTTGGTAGCACATATGTTCAATCATTCTACCAAAGCACATTTGAAATATTAATTGCTACAGGCATGTTTACAGAGATAAAAAAGGGTCAATTTAAGTTAACTCAAAATATTAAGCCATGACCGACCAAATGCAATTTGAAACCAACGGGGTTGCCGTGTTAGTGGTGACGGTACCTAGTGATTCCTATGATTTTAAAATGCAGGAGTCACAACACCTTTACCCGGGAGAATTTGTACTTACCTATAAATGTCCTACTACATGGGATGCATATAAAAAGGAATCTTGGAATTGGTCAGTAAGAGGTGATTGGTCTATCCATGCAGTTACACCAGAGATCACAGAAGAGCAAGCCAAGGTGTTGGTTAGGTTGTTGCCTTGGGGAGCTTATAAAGACTATGAAACACCTCTTAATTGGCATAGTAGCGCAGTAAGATCGCTTCATTCCCTTCTCCGCTCCTACGGCATAGACCCTAAACAGAAGAATGTATTACTAATTAACCGAAAGAAATGATATGGCAACAAGAGCAGATTTTTACATAAGAAAAAACGGAGAACTTGAATTTTTAGGTTCCACATCAAACGATTACTACGGTGATTTTGAGAAGTCAAGAACTGAAAAGCATTTTAGACAATCCGTAAATGATTTATTAGCAGGTAATCAATCCTTACAAGGTAAATGGTATTGGCCATGGAAAACATCATTCATTACTGATGAAGTATTTATTTTCGATGTTAGACCTCAAATTTTCAATAAACAGGCGGGCATACTATTAGCTAAGGTTCATACAGAAAAAGAGCGTAAAGAGCCTATCCTTGCTTTTTTGCAATATGATAAACGGTACAGCGACAAATATAGTAATGGAGAAGGCGACCATTACTCAAAACATTGTGAATTTATTGAAATGCCAGTAATTGGTAGTTAACCCCCATCCTATAAACGGGAACTTAAAACAAGATTGAAAAATATGGAAAAGTTAAACTGGCAATTATGCCCAAAATGCAATGGCGAAGGATGGGTTATGTTCTATAGATATATTAACTCTACAAACGCAAATCCAAAAGTAACATGCAACTTATGTAATGGTTATAAAATCATTTCAACAGAAACAGGATTGCCTCCCAACACATTTACACAAAATCCACAACCATGAAAGAAAATAAACCAGAATACCAGACAGAAGCCGACTTCATAGATTCTCTTGACATTAGAGAAGTGTATAGGCTTACGGATTCAAGAGAGAAGCCCTACGAACTCCTTTCAAAATACAAACAGCACCTGATTGATAACGCCCCGAGTAAATGGATAAGCATAGATGACAGGCTGCCGGTTAACGGAAGTTGGATACTATCGTTTGATGAAGAAAGAGGCAGACATATATCATGGTTTGATAAAACTAATGGATGGAAGGACAGAAGTAACAAGAAGTTAAATACAGTTACCCATTGGCAGCCTTTACCCGCTGCACCAGATCAATATCAATTAGAAGCCGTAGTTATCACTGATGAAGAAATGGAACACCTTTGGAATATTTGCCCGTACAATGATGCAAGGCAGTCTTACAAATGGATGCAGGAACAATTAAACCCGAAGCCATGACCAGAACGCAACGATTAAACCAGCACTGGCAGGCAGCACAGAGGATGATGCGAATTATAGCTTTAGATGCCGCGTTAACATTCCGATTTAAACCAGAAATACAGTCCAGTTTTTACAGTGAAAGATTTAAGAAATGAAACCAGAAGAATTAAGAAAAGGCAATATAATAAAGGTAATTGGCCGCAACCCTACAACGGTAGAAACAATTTCCAGCAGCGGCATTAATAAATGGCAAGATATGGGTATGAGCGGTGAAATTAAGTTTGAGGAACTAACAGGCATAGCTTTAACAGAGGCCTTATTAATAAAAATTGGTTTTGAAAAGCATACTATGTTGAAAAACCAATGGCTGACATTCTATATCTCAAAAGAGGATGGTATAGGTTTGTTTTTAAGTATAAAAGATATGTTGATTTATTACTCAAATGATCCTATACATCATATAAAGTACGTACATCAGCTCCAAAATCTATATTTTTCTTTAACAGGGAAAGAACTAACAATTAAATTATGAGAAAGTTTTGGCATTCAATTGGTTTCCATTCATGGGATAATTTATGGGATATTTCTTATATTAAACAAGGTAGAATAAGAACATGTAAAATATGCGGAAAGAAGCAGTATTGCTGCGTCCGAGGAACAACGCAAAACTTAATATGGTATTGGGAAGATGTTAAATAACAAACACAGAAAAAAAGGAGATAAAAAATGCAGAACAGAGTAACAGTAGAACAAGTGTTAATGTGGTATATTTATACCTCTACATTCACTATGATTTTAAATAAAATTATAGGTTCAGAAATGACAGCAAAATATATGTTATGGAAAGTCAGAAGAAAGTACAAAAGATATAATTCTCAATGTGATTATTTCGATTGTAAGCAAATGATTATCACAAACAAAGTTCTTGAAGAAATTGGTAAAAGCATCAGCAACGATGAAAAAAAAACAATTTTAGATATTCAGATTGAACGCTTATTTGATGATTTTAAAAATAGAAAGTAATGGTAATAGAAAATCTCTACAAACAATGGTGCAAGGAAACAAAACGAAGTGGAGGAATTTTAGTTGGCGGTTCAATTAATGAATTTTTCCGATGGGTAGATGTACAGGGTTATAAATTAACTCTTGATTATAGCAAAGTACTCATTTTACGCACAGATGAAGAAGTGAGAAACGCACAGGTCAACGGGTATACTTATTTAGTTCCATAGACGGACACTAACCTCTTAACCGCAGGCCAACCCCAAATACCAAACGCAATACCCAACACCAGCCCGATAACACTAAAACCATATCTTTCACTAGATGTGGTTTTTTTCTTTTCGTATGATGTTACCGTCCGTTTAGTATCAATCATCCGCTCCATATTTACCAACCTATAACGGGTTTCATCAAATGTCCTATTTCGTGTCGAACTTGAGTTATCTGTACTCTTACTATTGAGCAATTCCTTTATCCTGGACCGCAAAGAACCGTTTTCATTAAACAATTCCGTTATCCTGTATTCTTGCTTTTCTTCTACCTTTTCAGTTTGGTCGGTTTGCGTGTCTGTGGCCTTAGTTGTAGCGCCGGACTGTTCATTTACCTGTTCTTTAATATTAACGTCCTGTGTGGCCTTATTTTCGGTTATTTCGGTAGCTACTTTACGAGTACCACAAGCCACTAAGGCAATGGCGCAGTACAGTGCAAGCAAGATTAGGCTATGTAGTAGGTTTTTCATCAGTTGGGGCTTTTATCGGTTCTGTTGTAATTGTTGTAGTATCCGGCGTTATTTCGGTTGTCGTTTTAACATCTTGCTTTTTAGCAATGTTGTTCGCAATGCTGCCAGTTAACAAGAACCCAACTGCAGACATTATCAATGAGCCTTGTAAAAAACCCTGTGCGTTTGCTGCTTGTTCTCGCATGTAAACTGGAACCCCTAAGAACAGTAAAGCCATCATAGCTGCAAAACTTACCGTAAATACGAATACGCAGAACCAAAATAGGTAAAGAAATTTATGTCTCTCATCCATCTTACGCCTCGTTAGTTGATAATTCCCCTGTCTCTGTGAGTATTATTTTACGAACATTCGCAGGTACGCCTACAGTATACGACGGTCTTCTAACACCAACACATCTACTCTTTAATATCCACGCAAAACCAACAGCATTAGATTGATTCCCTCCGTAAACAAGAAATGCCGTTTTGTTTTCTCCCACATAAAAACCAACATGACCTCCTCCCTCTCTTGAAAAGATGAGAATATCCCACAATTTAGCTTGTTCTTTTGGAATTACTTTTCCGTACTCGAGCCACAATTTAGCCCCTAATAGCTTAGCTGCCGTAAAAGGGTAATTGCATCGTTTTACCACAACCCCAACAAAAAGGCCACACCAGGGAATATCATCGTCTGTATACCATCCTGATACACCAACTTCTTTAGCCCATTTTGTAATGTCTATATTACTCCCTTTGCCTTTAATCTCTAATACACCGTAATGCCTTAAAGCCTCGACTAACATTTTGGGCGCGCCCTCTTTTGCTAGCCATTTATATTTTTCTGGTAATGCTGCCATACACAAATGTAACTAAACATCTGCATTTAGCATAATTTTAATTATCCCCGTTAGTTCTGTGTTTTCGTTCATTTGAATATTATAGCCAAATATGCCTTTTATTTCTTCTCCTTTTGGGGTGGTAAATACTGGCTTACCGTTAACAAACTGCACGCGTATCATTTCTGATTTATCCATGTGGCAAAGGTAAATAAAAAACCCTGCGAAAATGGACTAAACGCAGGGTTATTGGAAACAAATCAAAAGTGAATAAGCGGGTGCAATATACGTTACTTAACCGATGTTTTAAAATATAATATCCAATTCATGCAGCACCACACGATAGGACTTGCTGCCAGCATCCATGCGTTACGCTCAAATAGCTGCGAATCCGCAAGCAATCCGGTAAGCTGCACAATCAAAGCAAATAACCCCATCATAGCAACGGTACCCACAAAAGCGAACGGATTGCATCGCAACCAGAACTTGAACCAATACAGGTATCTGAAATCAAAAACAATTGTTCTGAAAAATATCTTTAAAAGGTTATATTCCATTTTTAAGCTGCTAATGTGATGTAGCAGTACGAACATAGCACCTATAAGAGCCAATATGTTGAAATAATATAGTATGATGAATAGTGTCATTTTATATCCTCCTGTTTTTTGGCTTCGGAAATTGTCTCATCCGATGCTAAGTATTTATTGAATATTCCCCGTAAGGCTGTCTTTATTGACATTCTCCCCATCTTATCTAATTGCTGTATTATGAATACAGATAGAAAGCTGCACAGAATAAGGTACAGTTGTATACCGAAAAACATAAACAAAGCGACATTGTGAAAAATCTGAAGCCATGCCTGATATGCAACATATGAAATGATAATTGTTGCTGCAGCGTGTAGGGCAATAACATTTTTAGTTATTTTATTGTCTTTGTCGTTTAGTAATATCACTATCCTGCCACCAAACCCGCATATTACAGAAGCAGAGCAAGCAAGTACATAGGCTAAATCGTGATGCGGGAAGCCTATAAAAAAAGCGTTAATTGTAAATAGTTCCACAGCCATTAATTTTGTACCGTTTATATTCATTTTAAATATCTCCGTTTTTATCTGATAACAGCAGGGCATACAATGTATACGCAAATGTTATTCCGTTAAAATAATACACCTGGAGAGCAGGCGCCGGAATTAATCCGAATTGATTAAATATCGTTATTCCTGTAATAGCAGTAAGAACTATCCATGCTATTTTTGTGAATTCTATCTCCCGTTGCGTTTTATCCGGATAGGTACCCATCTTAAGTAGAGGCGCAATAAAAAGAAACAACTCGATGTTATACCATGTCTTTTTATCAAACGAACTTAGACCGCAATTTCTGATATTATACAAATAAAGGTTATGGCTCACGACAAAGCCAAGAACCATAACCCCTATCAAAGTGCTGCGACTAACCACCGATGTCCTCAATAAATACCCATTCGCCCTTAATACATTTCCATTCTCCGGGTACATCACCTGGAATACCATGCGGCGCAGGACCCTCGCAATCTTGGAACAGCCCGTTTTCTTCTTCGTTCTCTGACATCTTACTATTTTTTAGTTCATTGTAAAAGTAACATTCTAATTACATATATGCAAATATCAAGTAAAGGACGTATCATTGCATTACCATTTCATAGTGGCGTAATATTTTAGGATGAATTAGCCCCTAGTATTCGGATGGATACTAGGGGTTTTATTAAAAGAAAAGAAAATGAAAAATATATATAAATACGAATTGCCATTAGGTTTAAGTCCCATTATTGAAATGCCTTATGATGCGGAAATTTTATCTATTCAATCACAGGATGGCAAAATACAGATTTGGGCAATTGTTGACGACAAAGATATGCTAGTTGGCAGACAGTTTCATATTTTAGGCACAGGCAATGGGTTCCCTCAAGAAGTTGGTTATGCTATTGCCGGAAACGCATTTAAACACCATGCAACAGTTCAGCAAGGCGAATTTGTATGGCATGTGTTTGAGAATTTAATGCCGTTTTAATATGCACCGCGTAACCTTCAAACAACCATACGTTTTCATTCAGCAAGGCGTAATGCAGCAAGGCACATTCATTGAATGCAAAAAGGTCATCATGTTACATGACAACCTTTTAATTTGGACAAGTCCCAATGACTGGTTTATAGTAAACACAGACTTATGCTCGTCCTGGCAATAGCAGTCATTTGCATCGGTTCACTGTATTGCGTTCCGGTGTACAGATTCATGAAGCCAGAGGATAGGGATGATTGACGGTGTATATCTCTAGTGATCTAATCATTGTTTTATTGAATTAAAAACGGTACATCAATTGCGAACCTTGCAGCCATAGCAGCATAACCAGTTACATTTGGGTGTACTCCATCTTGAAAGTAGGATGAAATTTGAGCAGCAGTAGGATCACCTCCGGTTGAGGTAGCAACATCTAACAGCATACCCCTTATTGCACCAGTATCTCTGCAAACCTTATCTATCATCTGGTTTATAGCAACATGGTTCCCGTTACTCATAGCGGGTATGTGATTTAATATAGTCTTACTTCCGTTAGCCGCCCCCATTGTAACAAGCTGTGTTAATTTAGCTTCAGTATTGCCTCCGTTTGTTCCAATAGTGAACATATTGTATTTTGCTTTTATAAACGGTGCCTCTGTGGTCATTTTAAGTATAGTTCCGTCTATATTTTCAGAAGCCATTGCGCTAACCAAAAGGTTTCCGTTAATTTTAGAATCTATCAATGATGTATACGTCAATCCAGCGTCCACGGGACTAATACCTAGCCCCTGCGTAATGCTATCACCACACCACCACGCTAAAGGATTTTCTCTACTAAAAACCATGAAACGATGAATTATACAACCTGCCGTATTACCAGATACCAGATATATTTTATAAGCCTCGTTATGTAGGAAATCCTGTATATATGTTGCACTAAATGGAGTATAGTTTATTGAGTAAGATACACCTGTGATTGAATCCGAAATAGTAATGTATGTTTTTGTAAAGTCCCTACTAAGGTAAATACCATAACGCCTTCCTGCAATCCATGTAAAAGGTAGTGTTTGCTGTGCTACCAATACATTTGTAACACCTTTATGTATTGTAATGATGTTGGCTGCAACATCTATCCTGACAGAGCCCAAGCCCTGCGTCATAGTTATTGTGGTACAGTCAATAGCTAGCACATCGTCAGACGCAAGTGTACATTCTAATAATAAATCCCTTTGATCTACGTGGTATTTCCTATTTAAAAACAAGGCGTTAGCGACACCAACAGCAGAAGGGGAAACTCCTCCAGCAACAAGCGACCACGTAGGCGCTGTAAAATTAGTTAAAGCCGAAAATTCATCCTTAAACAATACACACCTGTCTAGAGTCCTTTTTTTGTTTGAAAAGTTTAACTTGGTGGCAGATTCTATTAAAGATATTTTATTTGATACTTTATACTGGTCGCTTTCATATCCAGTAAAATCGTATGCAAATCTGATTGTGTTAGTTGTAGATGCAACCGCAAGCGTCCCTTTAGTTATAAGCATTGATGATCCAGCGCCACCTACAACATAAAAAATTCTTGATCCTGTAGCTAAACTCAATCCTACGTAAGCTCCTGCTGGTATCACAAATCCATCATCTATATTATGAACCTGAAATACTGATGTTGTTGTAATTGGAGCATAGGAATGGATTATCTCCATCACTTGGTTGGTGCTTAGATTATTTCTTAATACACCAACCACAAAAGTTATAACCGAACCAACCGTTGCTTTAGTTCTTGTTTTTATCCCGTACGTCTCCTTTGTAACCTGAGACGAGGGTATATCAAATATAATGTCTACACTTGCAGTGTCAAGTATGTAAGATTCAATAGGTATAGAATTGGATTTAGGAGTTAACCCAAGTTCTAAACTTACAGACTCATGCTTATTAATTAGGTCAACTAATCCTGTTGTAAGAAGCTTATTTAAAATAACATCGTATGATCTTCTTTGATTAGTTGCCGTCGTAAATCCTACCCTCCACCCAAACCCTGTTTGAGCAATATAATAAGGTGCAACGTCAGCAGTATACCCAATAAAGTTACCTGTAGCTAAAACGTGTTTATCGAATATTTTTTCTGTATGCTCTAATGCGGTTGTGTAAAATGGAGCGTATGAGTAAACAACAACAGGCTGTGAACCTGGAACCCTGCTCATTTCGTGTATAGTTACAAGCGCCCCTGCAGAAACCAGCTTTATCCTGAAAGTATCTAATATTGTTGGCTCTGTGGCAACCTGGTCATCATGATAATAAGCGCCAAAAACAGCTCCTGTTAAAGTTAATAGGGAAAAGTCAATTGTTCGGGCTACTAGATTAGGGAGGTTTATTTTTTGCAAAACACCTCCTACGTCTACGGTTCCCGGAGAATCCACCAACTCTCTATTTAAAATCCAAGCCGTACCATTCCACACAAACCTTGCATTTGATACATATTGTTCGCCTACTTTTACAGGAACAACTTGATTCCCGAAATTAGTAAATGTAGCTCCATAATTAGCGGTCAATACTGTCCATGTTTCACCAATAAACCTTGTGCCTGTTGGTGTGCCCGCCGGCGTTGCTATGCCCTGAACAGCACCAACTCCTTGCGCCCCTATATCACCCTTAGAGGCAGATAAAAGCCAATACGTAGCATTTGTAGGCAACGTGCCCGCCGGAACCTTACCAGAAGAAAAAGGCCATATAACAACATAGGTACTGCCATTGTACAATACTTCATCCAAACGTTCATATGTTGCCTCCGTTGAACTCCAAACGCCCCTCGGATTATGACCAACCTTACCAATTATTACCTCTGCCATTATATTGTATTTAAAACTAATTCCCCGCTATTATTTAATTTAAATTCAACGCCTAAATCGTTGATGCTTGTTGCTATAAGATGCGATGTATTGTCTACGTAAAAGGCCGGATATAATACCGAACCAGTATTGCCCTTTTCGCCTTTTAGTGAAGCTAACCATTGCAATTCCGTACCAACAAAGCCATTGTCTAGAGCGACCTGATACGCGCTTTCTCCGTCTATTCCTTGCAGTGAAGCAATCCATTCCTGCTGAGTTCCCGAAAAACCACCATCTACAGCCAATTGGTAGGCGCTCAAGCCATCCTCTCCTTGTAAAGAAGCAAGCCACTCCTGAACAGTACCTACAAATCCGTTTTTAACCGCTACCTCATAAGCAGAATACCCTTGCTGATTAAAGTCAACTTCAACATCAATCAATGTTACAGGCTGTTGAACTTCTACGATTATATCCGTAATGTCATTAGCTACCTCAACTATGACGTTTGTTATCTCTTCAGTCACTTGTACATCTACGCTCATGGTGCTGTTGTTACGTCTTGAATAAATGACCAATAACCTTTAAGGTAGGTCCTAACCTCACCCGCTGCGTCCGTAACCTGCAAGTCATAAGCGTAATTGTCCGCTACTAAATTCCATGAATTAATTACAGGAAATTGAATAACTCCATTAGGTAGAATGGTTAATTGATTTTCTCCCGTTAGTAAGTTTGAAAATTCATATGCTACCTTGTTACCTGTTTTCAACTGCATGCGTATTATGGAGCCAGTTAAATATATAGGATTACCAGTTTCAGGATACTTCAATGTTATTCTGATCGTACCAAGCGCATCACCTCGGTAATGTGGCGGGAAGTCAAAAGGTGCTGGGTTGTTCATGGTCAAATATAAGTAATTTTTATGTTACATTACAGGTGGAGCGGAAACAAGCTGCCAAACATCATTACTGCCGTTCTCTGTTGCTTTTACATATATAGCACCACCAAGGGTAATAGCCGGGCAAAGTACTCTGTAGCCAATAGGTACATTTGGGTAAGAAGCATTTAATTGCGCCTTAGAAAGGCCAACCGTAGCAGCGTTATAAGCATAATTTAATGATGACACCCGGGCAAACCATCCAGTGGCTGCACTCTTAACAATTATGCTGTCGGTTGCTGTCCCTGTTGGTAGGTTTAATGTTTTTAAATAATTTGTTTGGACATTCCAAGGTAAGTAATGGTTCATTGTCTGCGATTTTGCAGTTAGCCCGAGACCAAGAACAAGAATAAAAAGTGTGATTTTCATAATTATAGGGATTAAATATTAGTTGTTGACCATGCCGCCCATTCTCCGCCAGATGATGCTGTTTTTTTAACATACATCATGCCAGTACCTACATTAGGCATAGAGATCATTGTGCCTACTACTGCGCCTGGATAGGCTGTATTTAACGTAGCACTTGTTTGGGTTGTTGTGGCGCCTATATTTGTAAAGAACGGCCTAACATCATCAAGAAGGGCCATTTTTCCGCTTTTATCAGGCATCTCTATGGTCCTTTCATCTGTAAGGGTTGCGGCAGGTATAAAGTGCTGATAAAAACCGTCTTTAAAATAACTAAGTTCATCTAATCCATAAATTCCCAATTGAGGGGAACCTGTGCTTTTCTCGAATATTACTGCGGTACTTGTCATCACTCCGCTATATCCAGTTAATCCAGAAGCAATCCACTTGCTCTGATCAGTGAATGTCTTAGCCCCGCCGATGTTTTGTACTGTAGTTAGATCAACATACCCCGCAGCCATTGCGGCATTAACAAAAGCAGTTGTAGCTAATTGAGTTGTATTTGTCCCTACTGTTGCTGTAGGTGCAGCAGGCGTCCCAGTGAAAGTGGGGGATGCTATATTAGCCTTTAAAGCCAGTGCCGATGCCTGTGCTGTGCTTACTGGCTTGTTAGCGTCTGATGTGTTGTCTACGTTGGTAATAAAAAGGAATGTTTTAACTAAGGATGCGCTCATGCCTTTAGATACACCCTCATTAGTAAAACCAATCAAAGAGCTAAGTGTTTCCCCGAGTCCAGAAGTAAATAATGCGGTTGCGCCGCCCCAACTTGTTGCGGCATCCGCAAGACCTTTAAATAAAGTGGCTTTTACGTTTCCGTTAACCTCTAGCTTTTCAGTGGGAGTAAGCATCCCAATACCTACGTTACCCCCTGAACCCCCATTTAAAATTAAAGGATTTGCAGTTCCATTTCTTAGCTGTGAATATTTAACCGTTGCGCCGGAAGAGGTGCTTTCAAAAATTAGATTGTTATCTACATTATTGGTTATAACAATTGGATGCGTTGTAGTCGCACCCCTATCAGTCACATCCTGCAATGTATCAGAGCCTCCACCTCCGCCGCCTGAACCGGCCAAAGCAAAATGTTCAGCAGGAAAGAAAGCGGCAGAATCAATACCTAAGAAATCTACTATTGTAGCAACATCAGTAGGGTGATATTTCCCATCTTCACCTAATGCCAAAATAGCTGTAACAGGCGCAGCCGCAATAGCACTGTAAAGATTCCATAAACCAGAACTTGCAGGTGGATTATTCCCTACTACATAAGGCAAATTTCCCGAAGCAATAGAAGGAACGTATATGTATGACAATATAATAGCATCATCAAAAATACCATAAGGTTCAGGGTCTGCCGCCGGGTTGCCGTCTATGACGCCGATGTTGGTCGTGTTGTCCGCGAATATCGTGTCTATCCTGTCTAGTGTAGCGTGCGCGGCAGTTAAGTCTATTTGTGTCTGCGTGGCTTTGCTGTAGATCACATTATTAATTGCCCAACTTCCGGGAGAAACGGTTACAGTCATATCGTCAACCGAAACATTCACAGTAATGGCCCCATCAATAATATTAACACCTAAGCTAACAGATGTTTCATTTACCCAAGTTCCAGAGCGTTTGCGCCAGAATTTAAGCATTGACCCACCTTGAATGTATAAGTCAAGATCTTGACCATTTAGGTCTGATGGCGGAACTACACCCCCGGTAATTCCGAAATCATTAATTTTATTAAGGATTGGATTTAGCAAATCCGCTAATTGCAAACCAATATTAACAACATCAGTGGGGTCAATTGAATCCAATGAAACTTTACTGCCTACCAATTGGTTAATCAGAACTTTATAAGCCGCTATTTGATCGTTATATATCATTATTTAAACTCTTCTGTAAATTGCTCCGTAAATATACCATTATTATTTGTTCCATTAGGGTCTTGTGTGAAAATTGGCGGACTAGAACCCTCGTAAGTAGGAACCGTTATGTCGTTTGATTTGCTAGGTCTATTAAAAGCCTCGCATAATTTAACGTTGCTCATCGTATTGTATTTAAGGTCAATATCGCAACCTAACACGCAAAATGTTTTATCGTTAAATTTCCTCTCCCCTGGGACATCAAAGCTGAATGTATTTAGATAATCAAATTCATTGGCCCCATTTTTTAGTTTAAAATCTCCTGTATAGGTCATGTACTGTTTTTGGCGCGCCCTTAATATTGACTTAGCTAATGCAAGGCCAAATGCTACCGGGCTATTTGTTGTACCATATTCATACCACCCCGTACTGAATTGGTACGCCTCGCCTACGTATATTGCATACAGTAGACTTAATTGGCTACTGCCTTCTGTGGAACTGAAATAGTCCCCAAACAGTATTTTGATTGGGTCTGGCTTATTGGTATAATACGCCAAAGATTCAGATACCGAAGTCATTCCGGTATAGTCGTTTGATTTATCCTGACTTGATTTTGAAATAGATATGTCGTCTATTGTTATCGGGTTATATTCTGGTGATATGCTATAATTAGTACCTACGCCAGTAGCCCCCCTTATAGCTTCATATGAATCCTGTACAACCTTTTCAAAGCCGTACATCTGAATAAATATACTTCCTGTTATAGGGCATTCCGGAGCGGAAAAACTCACAGAATAATTATTTATGTTACCATCTTTATTGGCCACCCTATGATTTACAGTAGCAAGTGAATTAACCCATGTATAGTCACTCCCGTAATTTGTATTGTAAAGATAACGTGTTGTAGAAGCTACGCCGTTAACATACTCAACACATGCAATACGTATCTTAAACGCATAGTAAACGCTTATTTTATGCAGTATAGTTACGCCAATAAAACCGCCAATATTTTCCTCATAGCTGTAATCTTGAATATCCAGCATCTTGCTAACGAAATATTGCAGCTTTATATTGTCGCCTTTCTGAACAGGTATTGGTGCGGATTCTAAATACTTACCGGAATTAGCACGCTCATTAAATTGCATCGCATAATTAGGAATGGATATTTGAGCACCTGCAGCATTCGTAACAGTTCGCTGTACCCGGCTAAAGTTTAACCCCCCGTACCTGGTCCAGAAGTTAAAGTTACGTCCGTCCCACTGTTCAAAATTGCCATTATAAAGTATGGATGGCACTTTACCGAATTCAGATATTACATCTACTCTTTTATAACCGTCTTGCCTTTCTATTTGTGCGCCTGATAATGCAATAACATCTTTTACCGCTGGGGTTATTACGATTTCTTCCTGTACCGAGCCTATGGTAAATTCAAACAGTAAAGGATCTGTTCCTGATGAATCCTGAACGAACCCAATATAAGTGCCTTCGCTGAAGTTATCAAAAAAGTTGGATGACTGATATACATTTGCTGATGTCTTATATTGATAAGGTGCAGTTCCACCGCTTACATTTATTGTAACCGAACCATATACCCCGGTTATGTAGTTTACCGGAGTTGTCACTATTGAATCTATTACAACGGCAGACGGATTTGGTGTTATAAAAATCAATTCACTATATGCAAACGGGTATTCCGGCACCCAACTTATACGTATTATTTCACCTGAAAAGTCACCCCTAAATATCTCTTGATAAGAACCTGGATTTGGCGAATACGAATCATAAGTAACAAGGGGTATCCCTCCGCTTTCTGTTCTTGCTGATACCGTATCTGTATCATGATCATAGTCAATGTTAACGTTATCCGAACCCATTGAACTGTAACCTGTAAAACTATAAATTATCATAATACACCCCCTATAACCCGTTTTGTCTGTAAATTCTCTCCGTACAAAAATAAACCTTTATAGTTATATCTGCGTGACCTAATAATAGGATTTGACAATTCATTTTCACGAACAAAATACCAAACTCCATCCCTTTGTACAATGAACGCGCCCCATGCCTGGGCGACCTTTTCCAGTACATCATAAACTGTTAAAGTAGTGCCGTTGTCATTGGATAGCCGCAATGGATTGATTGAAGCCAGCGACATTGGGTCATCATTTAAGCCCGTTGGCATTGTCGCCTCGTATAGGTTGCATACAGTAATTATATCCAGGTTAAGATTCGTTACAGCAAAGCAGTAGGCTAGTATATCTTTAAATGATTGCTTAATGTCCGTAGTAGAACCAACAGGAACTGGATATGTAACAGCCTTTAGCCCCCCGATTGAATCCGTAGCCCTTATATTCACCTCGTAAGGCGGAGATACAAAAGCCTCTGACCCCCCCGATGGCATAATGTAGCCTTTAAACTTAACCTGACCTCCTTTAGTAATTGTAACCTGAAACGACCGTTCATCATTGGCATATAGTTCCTCTAAAGCAAAATTGCTTTCAACAACAAATGATAATTTACATTCAACAGGCCGGAATACATCAAATCTTTCAACTTCTTTATAAGACAACACAACCGGACTTTTTCCGCCTACTTCAATTGGTAATGGCAGTCCACTGTATTTATTTGAACTTATCAGCACATTAACATTCACTCCGTCAATATCACAAAAGTCCATTACCCTGTACGGCACATAAACTGGATTACCGAACGGATTAACCGGAACGGCGGGTTCGGGAAGTGGCTCTAAATATCCGCATTCAGGTGCATTGATTACCGTTTCAGTGTATGCGAAAGGTCGTTCATCTTGTGCCCTGATATAATAATGTGTGTGTGTTGTGGTATTACAGAAATCCGTTATTAGATCACCTGGAAAATATCGCCTGTCTACACTGTTGTAGTCGCTCAACCTATCTAGGTTTAAATCAACCTCACCCTCTACACCCGCAGTGGATATAATGCCATTGTCATCAACCAGTATCCTGATGTATCTGCGCGGTTGATTAAAACCGGAACGCTTACCTGAAAATCTATCTATTTCCCAAGCCATTACCCTAACCTATTTAGTCGTCTTTCCTCTGTTCTTATTTTCGCTACTAATACGCCCATTTCTATTCCTAATTCACTGCTAATTATTACTGGTTGATTCTGTGCACTGCCCATTATTGAGCGCGTGCGGGTATTTGTCATTACATCGGCCCCTGTTGGCAGATTTACCAATTCAGGTCCCCGTTCGCCTACTAATGCCATGCCGCCCTTAAAGTTGTTTACTCCCGTTGCGAATTGTGGTATTTGGTTAACTGGGGTATGTGAATTACCACCTCTGCCTTTCGCCCCTGATGCCAGGCCACCTAATACCGATATAGCAGCACCTGCAGCAATCATACCTGCACCCCCTGCAATGTTATTCGCCCCGCTTCCGGGCAGAATTAAATTCTTGGCAATACCATAACCAATTTGCGCGACACCCTCTTTAATAAACATCTGGCCTAATTGACCTAAGAACCCTGCAAACGCTTGTATAATTGCCGATCCAAAAGCATCAATTGCGCTTGTGCCTTCTGCCAATGCAACGCCAATAGAACTAAATGCCGAACCTATCGCCTCACCAAAACCCGATGTGGCCAACTCACTTATTGATGAGTAGAATTTTTCTGTACTGGCATCGGCTGCTAATATCAGTCTCTCATATTCCGTTAAGCCTTTAAGTACCGCAGGCGGAACCATCCTAAATTGGCTGTCTGATATGCCCGGTAACGCTGGTAAATTTGCAGCCGGATTGGCTTGTAAATTCTGCCCACCATATTGCAAAGCGTCAGTTAGCTTATTTTGCTTATCAATTAAGTCCTGTACGGCAGTAGAAGCGGGCTTGTAGCCATTATCTATTAAGCCGTTTATGGCGGTCTGGTAAGACGAAATATTAGCCTCTGCGATACTGAACTTATCCGCTCCAAAAGCAAGCGGGTTTTTCTTTAGGTCATTAGCAAGGTTTTTATATATTTCGGCTATTTTGTCTATGTCTTTTGCTTGCTCTTTACCTACCTTACCCGTAATATCTGCACCCTGTTTAATCTGTTCTGTTATAGCCTTTTCAAGCTGTAAGTTTTTTTGATTTAAACCGCTGATTCCCATTTTTAGCTCCATCTGGCTAAGAATGTTTTTTTCTAACTCTTCATTTAGTACGTTTAGAGTTGTTTGCTTTGATATTTCGGAAGATCCGTTTGCCTGTGCCACACCACCAGAGCCAGGGACAATATAATTAGCGTTCCTCGCCTCTCGTATCCTTGCCTCAATACCTAACTGCTTTTCTCGTAGGTCGATTATCTTTTGTTCTTCCTCTAATTGCTTAGAAGCGTTCTTTGTAATCAAATCCTGCGCAGCCCTTGCCCTGGCCGTAGCTAAAATAGAGTTGGCTAACTTATCATAAGCAGTTGAGGCATTACCAGCAAGGATTGATTCGTCCTTAATATTTTTAAAGTATTCCGGGTATTTACTTTGAAGCTCATTAACGGCGTCAACACGCTGTTTGTAAGATAGAGTTACATCTTGAGATACATTGTATAATGTACGTAATTCTGTAAGCTCTTTTTGTGCGTTCTGCGCGCCTTTTACCTTTACCTGGTCTAATTGGTTCAGTGAATTTATATAAGCATCTGTATCGGTCTTAGCCTCTTTGGTAGCCTTGTTTGACCGTTGTTGCCACATGGTGTAGAACGTGAACGCAGCCGTAACAAGAGATAAAGCCACACCCAGGCCAGCAGGACCAATAAAAGATTGTCCTAACGCGCGTAAAGCAGCCGCATTACTCCCGGTTTCTTGCCTTAGTCTTGTGAAGGATTCTAATAAAGGGTTTAAGTTATTTTGTATACCAATAAAACCAAAAGGTGCGTCTTGCGCCACCCTGCCCAAATTGGTTAAGGCGTTGCCAGCTTGATTAGCTCCAACACTAAACCTACTAAGGTTAACAGAATTTATTGCCCTGTTTGTTTCTGTAAGCCTTCTGCTGGTTATCTCTATAGCGGAATTTAAAGTTGTTATCCTGGCTGGGTCTAAAGTATTCCTTAGCCCCTCTCTAAAAGTAGATAATTGCCTCTCTAATGTAGATATGGTTTTTGTAAATCCAGCCATTCCGTTAGATGCGGCGTTTGCCGCCCCCACAGTTTGACTTATAGCGTTTGTAGTCCCCGTTACTGAATTTGTTAACCTGTCCGAACTACTTGCCGCAGCGGTGATGTTACGGACAAAGTTGTCCATATTCGCCTGTATTTCCGCTGATAAAACTACGTTAGCCATCTTTTTTCTTACCTAAATTTCTAAACAATGTATCTAACTTAACTATTTTTGCCCGGCTTATAGATTTAAACTTAGGTTTCGGCTCTCCCTCAATTGGCCACCATTGCTGCATTGACTTAGGCATTTTCTTTGGGTCTCCAAAGCTGGAATAAATCATCCAGTTCAATTGCCTTTCCGAATGTTCTAATCTTTGCAACTTATTCCGGTGTCCTAAAATCATCGTATAATATTCTGCATCGGTCAACCTTATAAACTCCCACGGTTTTAATCCTAATTCAGAGTAAGCAAAAGACTTAACTAAGTTCCAGTCTTCTAACTTTGGCTTTCCTCTACTTTTTTTTTATTACCGTTAACCAGGTTTATCAGAGCCTCATTTGGTTTTGCTTCCTCCCATGCCTTGTAAATGCGCATAGTCAATTCATCATCACCCGCAATCGCTTCCATTAATTCATAAGCCTTTGCAAATGTCGGCCTTAGAACTTCATCAATATCCGCCTGGTTACACAATGCGCCGTACATAATGGCTGCAAATGATTGCTCTGATTCTGGAGCCGGGTTAATGCCCGCTTCCTTTTTTCGCTTTACAATTTCATCTAATTTCTCCCTGAATAACCTGGACGCAAGCACACCAAAATAGAGGGAATGTTTTACCCCCTCTACTTCAAATGATATTTTTGCTGTACTCATATTATGGAGTAATTGGTGCAATGTCGTCTTGATCTCCGGGCTGTCCTACGCCTGTTAAGCTGATAGAAAAGGTTTGAGCCTCGTTATCAGGCGCTCCATCACTAAACGAATCAATACGAGCCAATCCGTAACGCATAGTTACTTTTGGAGTTGCAGTGTCCATCATGAACGCCCAAAATATCTGGCCTGATCTCCATAATTTAAACAGTGCGTTGTGGTTAATTCTTGGGTCTGCAAGCTCTAAAGATTGAGCCTGACCTTCTGCGGACATTGTCCAGCCTTTTTCACCGTCCAATGATTCAGCAAAACCGCCTGAACATTTAGTTGTTGTAGCGATTGCCGATGTTGTACCATCAAAGCCATTAGAGGTCAGACAAGCAACTAAAACGGCATCTTCAACCGTTACGTCCTCAATATCTGTAGTGATTGGTGTTGTAGTGTCGATATAAAGTAATACCGTTCTACCGTTTAAAAATGCCATAGTCTTTTTTTATTTCAAATATACAACGTAACAACGATATTACAAAATGTTATCTACTTTGCTCTTTAACCCACCTCTCCCTCATAAACAAAACTCGTTGCCTTGCCCATACGCATTTAGTCTTAGGCATAGGGTATTTAATCTCCGCTTGTTGTTCCAGTGTCATCTTTTTTTGATTTGGGTGTAACCACTCTTTTTGCCACACCAATAGATTTCATGTAGCGGTAAACTTTTGCCTCTACTTCGTGCTTTGTTCCGGCTTTCTCGCCTCTGTAGTTAATTAACAATTCTATTTTCATTGCGATACTGAATTAGTGAATAATAATTGTGTTACCCATACGCTGTTTGTGTCGGTTGTGTATGGTATATTTATTGTGCCCTCAAGAGTTCCTTTCCAGCAATTAAGTGGCTGTGGTAGTTCCAATTTGGTAAATAAACCGTCATCTGTAAGCAAACGGCCAACAACTAAGTCCCCTATTAATTCGGCATCTTCAGAACCGCCCTTAAATAGAGGCCATTTGGTTGTGATCTGCACTTGTATGGCTAATTGGTCGTTACGTAGACATTTAGCCGATATATCGTTAGAGGTCTGGTTAAGCAGGATTATATAAGACTCAAAACTTGACGATCCTACAGGGATTACCGCAATAGGGCGGGCAGTTGTAGGTTGTAAATATTCTTCGTATACAGGGATGGTTACGCCCTTATATGTAAGTCCCGCTAATGCTGTTACGTATGCTTTGCGAAGTGCTAAGTTTGGGTTTATCATATTTTTAATTTCTTCATAGCTGCATCCAGCTCTTTTACAAAAACAACACTGTATTTATTGAACGCTGGCAATAAGTAAGGTTTAGCTATTATCGTACCGCGTCCGTTAATATAAAACTTTTGCGCAACCGCTCGCCATTCAGGCGGAACCGTTAGCAAATACGATTTAGCACTTTGCCCGGTTCCCATTTCAACATATACCGCAATGTCACCCGCTGACTTCTCGACATAAACAGACCCTTTTAATCCTGATGCCTCAATCTGATTCCCAATAGCTGCAGCAATATTACCATTGTTGGTTCCTTTTCTTTTTTCTGCAATCTGGTTAGGCGAAATACTACCGCCCTGTGTTTGTATCCTGTCTCCCCCGCCTGGTGCATTTCGGTACGCTTCCTGCTCCATATCTCCTAAAGTTACTGCAACAATCTCTTTTACCTCTGTCTCAAATGCAGCAGATAAAGCCAGTAACCGGGCAGACAAAGTATTTATATTGTTGCGGGCTGCCATTATCTTTGGGGTAATTGAACTGATTTAGCAATAATAGTTAACCATTCTTTATAAACAAAATCAACCTCGGCACTAGTAATCGTAAAAACCTGACCTCGCCATTTCAAAAACATATCTTCAGCAACGAACTTATCATTCCTATTGCGTACCGTAAACGAGAACGATGGCTTTAATTCTTCCTGATTCGCTTGCACCGTTCTTAATGACCGTAGCGGCTTTACTTGTGCCGATGTAGCCCAATATACCACTTCACCCGGAATACTTCCCCCTGAACCGTTATCTGTGTCCGCATTCTGGTATATGTCTATACGCTGGTTTAATTCGCCACTGTTTAGTTTCATTGTATAAATAAATTACGGCTGTACTGTGATGCTTTGCTTAATGCTAGTCCAGAAATATCAGAAACGGGCATACCCCTGTTTTTGTATTCGTAATCTATCTGAATTAATAACGCTTGTTTCAGCCCATAAGGTAATGTATCGTAACCAGCATTATAGGTAAGATTAAACAGCCCGAAATTTTCGTTATACCCAACAGGATAAACTATATAATGGCTATCGCAATAGTCGTTACCTATCATAGGAAAATCCAATCCTGAAATGTTGTAAGTAAGTTCCGTTACCTCGTCTGATGCAGTAGTCAACTTTACAACTTCCGTAACAGGGCCATAAGGAATATAAATTCGGTCGCCATTCCATTGCATTTTTAATACTTTTGGTTTAAACGTTAAATTCAATTCCTTTTCCAGCTTTTCCCTGGCACCCCGGCAAGTAGCAATCAAATCATCATCATCAGATGTATAATCTGCATCAATCCTAAGAAAGTTTTTAATTTCCTCAAGTGTTAATGGCTCTGACGAATCATCGGATACTGTTTTAACTTCCATTACTTAGTATTGTTAGTTTGTTTCTTTTTTTTGTTAACGTAAGGCTGTTTTTCTTCTTTTACAGACAAGCCAATTCGCTCAAAATAATCTACCTGCTCATTGTCAACCTCTATAGTTTCTCCGGTCTCTTTCCCGTTGTGTGGTCTTGATAATTTAATTTTTGCCATGATGTTTTTGTTTTAATCAAATGTAGTTAATTAGTTACAATAAAAAAAGCCCCGAATTTCTCCGAGGCTTTCCAAACAATCCAAACCTAAATTATTTTTATGCTGTAGCTGCCGAGCCTAAGACAAAATAGTCTGGGCCATAAACTGGCAAAGCAACAGTTTCCTCAATACGGCAAGTAACCTGGTTAGTCCTCACGTTGGTTGAATCTTGCTCAAAGAACTCAATTTGCATTGCTTCTTGAACATACAATTCAGTGCCGTGCTGGAAGTCTCCAACTACATAGTCGTTTGCATTCAATGCAGTTGTTTTTGAAACAGGTACACCTAAGATGTAAGGAATACCACCAACAATATCAACTCCTGGCGGCAAATCATATTCACCTGAACCGGTAGCTTTGTTTTTAACAAGGTTATACCATTGAGCCGGGCGTAAAGCGATACCGGTTGCTAAACGTTTGTAAGTGTCCTCTAACAATGACATATCATTGATGATCTTTTCAACCAATGCTGTAGAGCCTGCTGCAGAACCCGCAACATAGTTACCGGCAGTCAGAATACCTTTAAGGTTTGGTGATGTACCGTTACCGTAAAGGATTTGCGCATCTTCAACATCCCAAAGTTTTTCAGGCAACCTGTAGTTAAGGAACGCCATTAAGCCCGGAATGTTACGCATTGCTTTTTTAGACAACAGTAACCAACCCGCAATGGTTTCAAACTTAACCGATGACTCAACTAAATCCAAATCAAACTGTGGCTTTAAACCGGTTGCTTGTGTGGTCGGAGTTGCGGCACTTGTTGCCTCTGCTGTCGGAGCGATTGAACCCTCACCTACACCGTTTTCACGCATGAAGTAAAAGTCTGTACCAGGACCAGAAGGAAACACATTAATCAGGTCACGCATGTGTGTCATGGTGTTCTGATTGGTAATGATTCCCGGACGCTGAATACCTGCCCATTGAGTGCCCCCGGTTACGTTATTGATACCCATTGCGCCAACCGCTTTCATGTTAACGCCTTTAACGTTAAGGTCAAGGCTGATTTTTTTGATCTCACCACGGCCAAATTTCTCAATGTTGTCTGTTGCGTCTTCAATCGCTTTACCCAAAACATCACCAAATGATTTCTCACCTGATTGCGAGTTGCGGGATGTCTCAAACTTAACAATTGCTTCGTCAATAGACTTCAACAATTTCTTTTCCAGGTCTTCAACTACGTTTTTCAACTTAGTTACTTCCTCTGTGTCGGCTTTTTCGCCTAATGCTTCGATTGCTTTCTTGGCCGAATCTACAGCCGAATTTGCCAGGCGTAATGCTCCTGCTGATTCCTCTTTTAAGGCTTTTGCAGCTTCGTCAATCGCGTCTTTTACTTCTTTAATTTCCATGTTAGTTTAAGGAATTTTTTAAGTGATTTAAAATTTGATTTATCGGCTCATCTTCATGGGTGCTGAACTGCGGCGCAATCGTGAGTGATTTTAATATGTTTTCGACCTGTAAAAGCCTACTATCTGAATAAGGCAGGTTGTACATTTTCATTAAATGGTCAATTAATTTATTTGTGTTTGTAACTTCTTTTAGCCCGGTTACTACAGCTAACGGATTTGCGCCCCAACTGGTAAGGAATGAATATTCTTTAAGTCCGTACTCTTTAATAATACGGCTATCCTTAGCATCACGCCTTAATACCCTGTAGCCAATTGATAAATCGGCATCTTGTCCGTTATCGGTAATCAACTTAACGTCATTGAACATATCACGACCTAAATCTGTGTTCATTTGAAATTGCGTACCAGTAAGCAAACCGTAATTGTCCTGCGTATCTATTTTCTTAGGAACGCCTACCATTAAAGTAGTGTCGTGATTTTTATATACACGAATCTTTTTAAAATTTTCAGATACAGACTTGATAAAAGAACCGGGAGCGGAAATATCCTTGTCGCTATCCTCATTGTTGTAGGCATTTGCATACGCTTCAACATAGCCCGTTTTATCGTCTAAATCTTTTACCTCTGACTGGAAATCTTTAGTTAAGTCCATGTATTATTTATGTTACGAAACAAATGTAATAAATAAAATTGATATGCAAATAAAAATGTAACAATTATGCTACGATGCCCCTATAACCCTACCGTTAACAATTCGTCCGCGCTTAACTAATCCATTATAACGGTTTTCGGACATATACGATTCAGTACACCTGCAATTAGCTCGCTCTTTAGGCGTCAACCTTACATCACCAGGCGCTTCACACTGTTCACCTCCTACAACGTGCAATTCCTCAATCATTAGAATGGTATCATTTTCTTCTAAGTGCGTTTTACGTTCTCTTGGGTCTTGACGGCCTAACCATAATTTATATCCCTGTCCGCCTTGTTGTTTTATCCATGAATCAGCACCTATACGCTTACCCAAATTAGCCATGCTTGTCACCTCTGTACGTGTTATGGTATCTCCGCGCTTCTGCAGGTTTTCACGAATCCATTTATTGAATAACCGTGTTCTGCCTAATCTGTCAACTCCCAATTCGTAGGAATCGCCCAGGGCTTTTGTGATTAACTCAATCGTCCTATCATTTAAATAACGCTCGATCTGGTAAGTGTAGGTTAAGGCGTAGTCCCTAAGCAATGACGACCAAACATTAATAAGCAGGTCAATTGCGCTGGCTTTAGATTCTATACCCTCTAATGTCCTTTGCCTGTAGAATTCTTTACGCGCCATACGCATACCTATTCGCTCATATAAAGCAGGGTAAACAGAACGCCAAACATCTGTTCTGATTATTAATGCTACCGGAATATTTCGCATATCCATTCCGCCAGCTACAGCATCAATTACGGGCTGATAGGAATTACGTAGGGCTTTACGAAACATTGACCGGCATTCCTTTTCCGCTGATTTGTGGAACCGGGCAAAATCAATGCGTTCTTGTCGGAATTCTTTAAGCATTATAATTGAACGGTTGCTTTTACTTCGGATAAAATATAATTTGGAGTATTGACGAATTTAGATGTTACATTTACTTTAGTTAAATCTATTGATTCAACCTTAAGCCCTGTTCTATTCTCAAATTCAGATATTGAGTCAAATATTACCTTTTCTAAGGTTTTTTTAAGCGATACTACGTTTTTTATGTCCATAATCAAATATCGTCTTTATCCTCAATATCTACAGTATCAATACTGTTACAATTCAATTCACTATCTAACTCCGTGTAATCTGTAGCCATAATAAAACCGGCTTCTACCCCTTTATTGTAAGCCTCAATAAGTAGTGAGCAATCTATAATAAGTTCCAGGCTTGCCATATTACAATTCCTCCGCTCCCCGTTCAGGGTCTAATTCATCGATAAACACCGCATCCAGATCCATTAAACCAGACGGTACCAGAAACTTATTCATATTCGGGTTACTATCTTCATCCATGTTGAATATCTTGCGCTTTTCGTTACCTGTCACGTACCACGCATCACCATAAACGGCTTTCATTTGTACCAGATCAGGCGCCAATTCACTGAATTCCGTTAAGTCGTGACTAGGGTGCAATCTTTCACCTTTATACCATTCAGCAGAAAACTGTCTAAATTTAGCGTCAAACTCCCTTAATTCGGATACGACAACATTTGTTACTAATGCTTTATATGCCCCGGCAACGTTTGCGTCTGTACCGCCTGTCATATCGCCAATAAGGATAGGAGAAACGCCCCAGCCTGCAGCAATACGTACCGCGTCCTGATTGTCTGCATTGATTGCGTTTAAATCAACCAGTGTATCGCCTAATTTATCAACTTTAACAAGGCCATTGGTAACATGGAACTTGCCATTATTTTCTACTCCGGTCCAATCTCTTTGTATAGTCTCTTTTATGCTTTTAACCTGCTCAACTGATAATTTAGAATGAGCCGTTCCGTTATCAACAATAACATCAGAACTTAATATAGTGCCCGTACCTCCGTTTTTAAACGCTGCGCCTTGCGCTATGTCATTTTGATTATTCTTTGCTACGTTTGAACCCACAGCCTGTAGGGGAGAGAACCCGCCCTGCAAAGGGTCATTAGGCGACCATTTCGGCATGTGCATTAAATCCTCCATTGGAAGCTCTATTGTTTCGCCTGTCCATGAACTGAATTTATACCCTGTTATCGGCTTTCTCCAATCGTTACCCTCTCGCCTTGGAACAACCCTGTCTGATGGCAGGCAGTGTAAAAATACAGGTCTATCACCAATCCTTTCTACAAACAAATAACCATCCCCGGTAAGCTCGTAATTAAACCAAAACGCTTTCCTTAACTCAATACCTGTCTGATATTGGTTAGGGATATCAAGTAAAGTTATTAATGGATGGTCTTCTAATTCTTCCAGCGCCTTAGCCTGTAAAAGATTGTACTTTCCCGTTTCGTTGCCTTGGCTGAAATTGTATGCTTTAACCTTTCTTAGATCTTTTTTGCTCGTAACCTTGCTTACGATTATAGGAGCTTCGATCAGTTTTCTGACCAAAACATTAACAACCGCGTACACAATCTTATTCCTGTACCCCTCGCTTAACTGCCCGGACTTAGCTTTATAACTCCATCCCCACGTATTACCGAACATCATCGTTACCCCTGGAGCGTAATAAGCCTTTATACCAAGTAATGCGGCCCCGATCTTTTGCAGTTTATTCATGTTTGTAAAAGTAGGTTATTTTATATTAAGTAACAAAAAAGTTAGACTAACTGTGATTCGAGTTGTAGTTCCTTTCGTAATTCAAACCACATCCGCATCATAATCATATCCGAAACATCAGGGGACCGGCCTAGTAATTCCTTTACCTTGTCCTTTGGAACTACCTGTTTTTTCCCGTCCTTATCCATATCCTTTTGCTTAACCTGTTCAAATTCTTCTATAAGCCTGGCTACAAATTCAGGATCATCCGATGCAACAAATAGCTGATTCGCCCTTACCACTTCAGCTAATTTGAAATAGCACTGTGATTTAAGGTTGTTAAAATTCTCTCCATGCAAAGGACTTGAATTATTTACAAAGCCTTTACAGCCCAACTGATCCATAACACCCCCGCCGACTCCATCTTCATCTACAATTATTTGCGATAATGGTATTTCAAATTGTTGAGCCTGGCTCATTATCTCGGAAACCACCCACGTAGTAGGCTTTTTATTCAACTCAATGTATTTTACAAGCCTTAACCCATCCCATACCCCAATCATTGTACTGTCATCGCCAAAACGCGCTATATCTGCAGTAATATATCTTTTACCTCCTCTAACGAATTTATTTGTAAATACATTATTAATATCATCAATTGACATTAAAGCCGATGGGTCATCGTCATACTCCCAATCACCATAATAAAGCCTCTGTTTGCTATTTTTATCAAGCCTAAGCAAAGATTGCAGGTAGGATGGATGTAAATGTGGGTTGTCTGTTGGTAATGCCTGTATGAACTGCCGGAAAGGTTGTAGTGTTTTATCCTTACTTGGTTTATAGAAATGGGAATAAGTCCAGTTCTTTGCCGGATTGCATGTGCCCAGCATTTTCGGTATAAGATCAAATTCATTTAATTTATACCTTATCCTGGATTTAACAATTTGCCATGCCTTGTAAACTACCTGGTTGCATTCATCCACTACCGC